CGGACCCTTCACGAAAGCTCGTTTCTTCTCGCCGCCCTCAATAAAGTTGAACCCGATGTCAGGGAGCAAGAGATTCCATCCGCTCTGCCTGCCAAGTAGTTCGCTCTTGATTTTCCAGTAGCGAACGGTCTGGCCGTTGATTTCTTCCTGTGCCTGTTCGCCGCTGATGCCCTGAACCTTCACGTGGTCGGCAGGGAATCCCAGGTACGCGGATTGGTTCACAGCGTTCGTCACGGCGGCTGCGAGAGCAGAAGGGAATTGCTGGCGGTTAGATTCAATGACGATTTTCTGTTGCCCCTCGTCAACGAGTAGACCCTCGAAGTAATCGGCAGCGGAGTTCACGAGCGGCTTTTGTGTCTGGCCGTCGTAATAGAACAGCGCAGGCACCGCGGCGCCCTGCGTGATGAAACTCCACTTGTCGGCACGCTGCCACGGCAAGAGGCTGTATTCGTCAACCTCGGTCTGGGGAATTTCGTACCGGGCAATCAGTTCCGCGTGATACCGCGAATCCTCGTACGCCTCGTTCACCTCCAGGTCGTAGCACCGAGCCGCTGCAATCTCCGGGTGCGGTGCACCGTGAATCACACCTATCGTGCTGACCATCACGCCAGAGTTCGTATTCGGGTCGTTTAGCGTCAGCACGAAGCGACGCTGCATCTGCGGCGACTCGCCCAGGCGATGCGTGTTGATTCGTGGCAACTCACGAAATGAATGAACGCTCATCAGCCGTTCCCCGCGAGGATGTCTACACGCTGGGCTTCAAGTTTCTCGATGTTCTTGTTGAGCTTCGTGAGCTCAGCGGTCTGCTTCTTCGCTTCCGATACGGCAGGGTCTTCCTTCAGCGTTGCGAAGAACGCGGAGATGCCGCCCGAGCGGATGTCGCTCACTTCCACCGCGCCAGTTCGAACGGTGTTCAGTTCTTCCAGGCGGGCAAGGTCAACCTCAAACTGACGCTCGCGGAACGCTGCCTGGGCTTCCTCTATTTTCTCGCGGGCCGCCACCTCGGCATCCGCTCGCTTCTGTGCCTCGGCAAACAGTTTCTTGTTGAGGTCGTCCGCAGCCTTCGCTGCGTCGGCACGGTTTTGTGCCGCACCACTTGCGATGTCGCGTTCGCGTGCGGCGACTTGGTCGAGCGACGCCAGGCGGGCAGTCGCAGCGTCAGCGGCTGCGGTGTCGCCGGCCGCACGAGCGGCACGCTGCTGCTCCTCGACTCGAGCGATTTCGTTCTCAATCGCAGCAAGGTTTTCTGCTGCCTCAAGCCTCGCGGGGTTGCCGCCGAACTGGTTCGTGATGCGTAACTGACGCTCAAAGCCTGCAACTAAAGCATCTACTGCGTCGATCTGTTGTCGCAAGCCGCTAGCAATATCTGTTTCGCGTGCCTTCACTTCATCGAGGATTGCTAGCCGTGCGTTAGCGGCTTCAGCCGCTTGCTTGTCGCTAGCCTCTTCCGCTTTCCTTCCCTGTTCTTTGACAAAGGCGATTTCGGCTTCAATCTTGCCGAGATTCTCTGTCGCCTTGAAGCGTGCCGTGTCGCCGCCGAAGTCATTGTCGATTCGAATTTGCTCTAGGTTTGCGTCGATAATTGATTGCACCGCAGCCGCGTTGGCTTTGGCTGCCGCCGTCTGTTCGTCATACTGTTCGGTGAGACCAGCATATGCCTGGATGTATTCAGGGCCGGAAATCTGCCCGGTGGCAAGCTGTTCATTCAACAATTGCACACCACTGGCAAAATCAATCGACGCCTGTTCCCCTGCGGCTCCAAACCTACTTGCGTTTGCGATGGCGGCATCTACAGCCGTGTTAGCCTTTGTAACCGTTTCCAAAAGCAGCCCAATGCGTTCTGACCTGCCTTGAGCGGCCTCCGCTTGGGCAGCCGCTCGTGAAGCCTCTCTCGCCTCCGCTGCGGCCGCCCTTGCAGCTCCCGTCAAGCGATTGAGTTGATTGACACTCGTTTCAACAATGTTGCCGAGGACAGTGAAGATGCGGCCGAAGCCGTCGAAGGTTGGCCCCAAAACTGTTCCGACAACCGACGCGAGACCGATCAGGCTTGTTGTCACCGATGCCGTCAGGTCTAAGAGCCCTGAAAGAAAACCGGTAAATGGTATTAGGGCGGTTTGGTTTAAGCCTTGGAAGGATTCGATAACTGTGTCTAGCGAATCGCCAAATGCAGAAAGTTGAGCGCGGTCATCGTCTGAGATGGCAGTGCCGAAACGCTCGATATCTGCGGCGGCTTTTTCCAATTCGTTGAACAGCGGCAACAACTGAACGCCGCTGCGGCCAAACAAAGCAATCGCCGCAGCGGAGCGTTCAGCGGGGTCTACAACGCCACGCAGACTGTTAGCGACTAGTTGAATCTTTTCATCCTGCGACAACCGCTCAAAGTCTTGAACGGAAATCCCAAGTCGGCCTAACGCCTTGGCGGCTTTTTCGCTTTCTTCACCCGCCCCAAAGAGGGTATTTTGCAGGCGTGCAAACGAACTGCTCAGCTGCTCTACCGACACATCTGCCCTGGTTCCTGCCTCTTCCAAAACTTGCGCAAAGCCAAACGAGATTCCTAGCTGAGTAGCAAGCCTGGTCAGCCTTTCGACGCGATCTTCGAGGCTTCGTAGTCCCGAGAAAGCCGCAGCAGCACCAGCGACTAGCGCAGCGATGCCGGCAACAGCAAGAACAACGGGGTTCGCTGCCAAAGTCAGCAGCGACGCAGACAATGAATTGATGCCCGCCGTTAGCCCGCCAGCAAAGATTCGGGAAAGACCCCCGCTAGCACTGGAGATTCCAGAGATCCGGCCCGCGATGTTTCCGAGCGGGCCAGGGAGGATGGCGAAGATGCCCGAGAGTTCGTTGAACTGGAGTGCGGATTCAGCCCCGGCCTCGGCTACGCGGGCTGCTGCCTCAGCAGCAGCGTCCAGCGGAGCGCGTGCGGCGGCTACGGCACGGTTGTACTGATCCTGGGTCAGCAACCCTTGCCGCTGTAGGTCGTTAAGTTCACGCAGCGACTGTTCGTACCGCTCCTGAGCAGTCAGGTTCGCGTTGATGATGGAGGCCGCACGAGCCTCAAGCGATTGTCGATCACGCAGTGCGTCAGCCTGCACCTTTGCCGCTTCGGCTTGAACCCGAGCCGCTTCGCCTGCCGCACGAGCCGCCTCAGCGTTTGCACCAGATGCTTCGGCGGAAGCTCGATTGAAAGTCTCTTGGTCGATAGCACCCTTGGCAACGAGCTCGTTCAGCTTCGCCAGCGTAATCGCCCGCTTCTCTTCCTCCGTGCGGTTGGCTTCCGTAACACGTTGCCCCTCGGCGAACACAACGGCAAGCTCGCGGGCCTCGGCGTTCAGCGTCTCAAACGCTGCGGCAAACTCCGTTGCAGAGCCGCCGTCACGCAGCGTGTTGATGAGTTCCTGCGACCGTGCAGCAAAGTCAGCACTAGCCGCCGCCGCCGCACCGCTACCAGCAGCAAACTGGTCGAACTGCGAGGTGAGCTTGTCCGCCTGGTCGCCAAGCCCCACGAGCGCACGCTGCACCGGGTCGAGCTTCAGGCCCGTGGCGTCAGCGGTGACTCGCAGTGCGAGCGACAGTACGTTAGCCATCGTCGGTCAATCCCATCTCGCGTCGCAGTTGCTTGAGGGCCGCCAAGTCTTGGTCTGGATGCTGCGGCGGTTTCTCTAAGGGAACAAAGTCTGAAGCCTCGGGGCGTTTCTTGTCTCGCGGTATGTGTGGGGCCAGCAGTGCCGAAGCCAGCAAGCCGGTCTCACGCCACGAATCAGGCAACGCCTCGAAGTACCGTGTGTATGCAATCCACTCCGAAAACTCTCTTGAATCCATACGCTCGCCAAGCTCTCGGACGGTCATGTGTAAATGCCCGGCAAGCCGGAACATGAACCGCCGCGTCGGCGAGACGTTTAGGATTTTCCCAACTCTTCTACGTCTTTCTCGCTCATGTTGTTGTGCTGCATCGCCCGGTCGAACAGCCGCCCCATCGCCGCGCCGCTTTTCGCCGCGAGCTTGTCTACCTGCTCTCGTGTGAACAGCAGTGCTCCGTGCTCATCGCACAGAACCCGCTGGAGGTACTGCGTGCGGAAGTTCTGGATGCCGGTCTCCTTCTTGCCGATCCACTGCCGCTCGTAATCGTCTCGCTCGCCTACCGACATCACGCGGATGTAAACGTCGCCCTTCCACTCAGGCACGTGGACCTGGAGCAGGCCCATATCGTCAACCGAAAGAATCTGGTCAGCGGTCAAGGTCATTGGATAATCCCTATGGGGTTGATGGAGTGTCAGGAACCGACGGTGCGTTCACCGTGTCCATCAACCTAAACACGTGTGCAAGCCTCAGAACGTCGTTCGTGTTGGCCTGGACGACCACATCCTGATAGATGGCGTCCTGGTTCACGAGAGTGATAGGCGACGAGCCAGGCGCAGTTGTTTGCGGAACAGTGATGTTCAGAAGTTTCCGCTTGCCGTACTCCGCGTTCGTCAGAACGGCTGGCAGTGCGGTATGGGCAAACGTGCTGATGCGAACCTGCCCTAGTTCAAGCGTCCACACGATTTCCCTGCCGACAGGCGGGCCGCGTTGCAGGTCCATCTCGACCTGCGACACTAGGTTCAGCGTGGCGGTGCCCCACTGAGCCGTGCAGCCTTGGAGAACAATTGCCACGACGGTGCCTCCGTCGCGACTAGCGAGCTACGCTGAGGACGGCCTGCCCACGGATGGCGTCGTTCACTGCAAGCGTTAGCGTCGAACTTTGCACCGTGTAGTACGAGGCAGCGTTGCCGCCGACCAGCGTGGCACTCGCAACCTGAATGTGATACGTGCCAGTGCTGCCGTCGAGGATGACGCTTTTGCCGATGTAGTCGAACGTCACCTGTCGGCCGGAACTGCCGTCATCGGCGGGCACAACCAGCGGGCGAGCAATCCGGGCCGCGAGCTCGCCGACTGTCTGCCCGAGATGGGCAACGTCAATTTGTGCATCAGCAGCAGCAGCTGGGTTCGTGTTGGCGATGACGATGTTTGAGACGAAATATGTTGAGGTCGCGGCACCGATGCCGAGAATCAGCTTTGTCGCGCCAGCGGTATCGTGCGGAGTGAAAAACGACACGGGCAAGTCTCCTCTATTCTGGACCCCAGAGAACCGTATAAGTTTGCGTCACGCTGTAGACCGGCGGCACCTCGCCGCCCTGCAACTGGACGATGCCGTCCGATTCGCCCTGGAGTGACGAATTGCGGACGCCTACTGCATTGTTCCCAAGGGGTCGCCATCCATCCAGAGCCGCCCGGCACTGGTCAGCCAGGTCGCGCACCTCGCTGTAGGTGAGGGCGTAGAGTTCGAGCACGAGCGTCACAGTCGCCACGCCCGACGAGCCGCCGAGGGTCATCTCACGCTGAATCGCCAGCCTTCGCCAGGTAGCGAACGGCAGCACAGCGGATTCCGGTGCCAGGAGAGGGAAGATTCGGAAGCCGATGAGCCGGGCTACGGCCGGCGACCGAACCAGCTGGTCCGCGATTTCAAGCTCTGGCGAGCGGAGGATAGACATAACTCAGCCGCTCAGGGTGCCGGGGAATCGTGCCAGGGATTCGAGTGCCTGCGACAGCGTCAGGCGTAGCTCCCGCTGAAGGATCTCGGCGACGGTCGTCTTGGTCTGGTCCCACGCGGTCTGGAGAGGGGGCTGCCCGGCGATACCACCGGCTGGCATCGGTTCGATCCGCAGGGAGGACTCACCCTTTTTGCCTTTCTTGAAAAAGCTAAAAGGTGTCATGTTTCCGTTATTGTCGAAAACCTGACCGCGCTTGCTAAAACTACTGGCGATGATTGCGTTTTGCCCGCTGACTTGATGACCGCGAACATCAAACACTGTGCCTGACCGATGTGTACGGGTGTGCGACCGTCGCTGGTACGGAGTGTTCGACAGCTTCGTGCTCTGCACAAATCTCGCCCTCGTGCCATTTTCGATAAACCACTGATGGAAGGCGCGATCTTTCCCTATCTTCGTGCTGCCAGGCCCAGCCATGTCTACGGCGTTTTCCCTGGCTGCCTGAGTGAAGCCAACAAGCCCGACAGCGTTGCCCTGCTGCGCGTAGCCTTTGATTTTCGTAGTGACCGCCCGCTTGAGGTTGCCCGTTGGTCCAAGCGGCGTGAGCTCTTTCAGCCGAAGAAACGTCGGCTCGATGGCGAGCTGCAATGCCTTCTTCAGAATCTCCGTCTTTTGCTGGTTAGTGAAGATTTGCCCCAGTGCTTCCTGCAATCCACGCAGTTCTGCAATCTCTGCACTGATTCTGATTCCGACTACGCTCATTGCGTCACCACCTGCTCAGTGCAGAGAGCCTCGTGCTCCGTGCGGTTGTAGTGCTCGAGGAGCGATGTCATCTCCAGCACCCTGCCCCGCCACAAGAACCGCATCATTTGATTCATGCCGGGCACGTACCGCATCCGCACCCTGTGCGTCGCCTCGGTCTGCTGCTGCCCGCTCAGGAGCACCTCGCGTGCGGAGAGACCTTCTACGCTTGCCCACCGAACGGCGAACGTGGCGTAAGACGGCACGCTCTCGCCTAGCCGGTTGCGGGTAGACGTTGCCTCTTGAATCGTGACTCGCTCGCGGAGCTTGCCAGGGTCAATCACGACGCGCCCCACATGAGGAGGGAATACGAAGCCGTGCCGGCTGTGCCCACCATGTTGATGCTAAAGCTCGCGGTCTCGGCGGCGAACGACGCTGCGGCCTGCCCGACCCGGCTGTAGATTGTCCAATCCTCAATGCCGCAGCCGCCCGAGCCGTCGCACTGCACGAGGGCATCCGACTCAGCCGCGAATACAACCCGGTCCACCTGCGTGAACGAGACAATGCTGCCAGCCGCGTTGCGATAGGTCGTGGGGTTCACCGGAACCGATGAGACTGCGGTGCCGCAGGTGCCATGCACGATGGCAATTTTCCCGTCATCAAACGACATCGAACTCGCAAGGCTCAGCACCTTGAGTGCCGTGTCGCCGTCCTTGTCGTGGTAGACAGCGTCAACGATGATGCGGCCGTCGAGGTGGCTCATGAATAGTTCCCCCATTTGGCTGAGTCGAGAAGTGCCTTCACCCCAAACGGGATTTCGTTCGCCGTCATCGTGTCCGCTGCCATGCGTCGCTCATACCACAGCCCACAGAGCCACAGGATGGCGTTCCTGACACGCTGGGGCACAGCGGCACCCGTGGCACCGCGACCCCCGAACCACCGCACAGTGACCGCATTGAAGTCGTGGAGGTGCTCAGGCCAACTACTTGAGTACGGGTAGCGAATCACGCCCGGCTTCGCGTCTCGATCCACGCGGTAGCCAGACTCAGCCAGGGTCGCGGTGCTGCCGTTGTCGAGCGTGAACGTGATTGTCACAGCCGTGAACGCAGTTGCCGAAGCCATCGGCGGGCGGGGCAGTTCAATCTCGACCGGGAACATATCGAGTTTCATGACGTACTGCGTGTGCAGCATCGTCTCGTCGAGGTAGGTCTCGCAGTATTCGCGAGCCGCCACGATCAGAGCCGAGATGTAGGCATCGTCCGTGTCGATGTCTACGCGGAGGTGACTCTTCGCCTCCGCAAGTGACACAGGTTCGACGGCGGGTTCAACCGTCCGATTCAGACTGCGGTATTGCACGTGGTGGGCGTCCTCGGCGTTTCGGTCGTGCGTCTGCCTGCTCAGCCACAGGCTCGGCGGTTGCCTGCTCAATGAACAAATCTGTTTGCCCATCGCGTACTGCGAGACCGTCAGCAACGAGCCGGTGAGCAAGAGCCGCCGGCTCGATGTCGATGACTTCGCCTACGCGATAGGTCGAGTAGTTCGCTATTAGTTTTATTCTCACTGTTGGGGCACGCTCCATGCAGTTTTGGGTTTTCCGTTCGCCGTGTAATCGCCCACGTACTGAAACACGGGCTTCTGGAGGTCGGGGCCGGGCCAGACGGCAACGTACTCGCCGTGCCCGATTGAGACTCGCGGAGTGACGTAAGCCCGGTTCCCGCATTTGCGGAACTGCCGCCAGAACCAGATGTCGGCGTCGATCCGCCCATCACCGTATTCGCCGGCTGCGTTGGGCTGGTCTTGAAACCAGGGTTTCGGCGTTCGCTTGAGTGCCTTGGTCGAGATAACGGTGCAGCCGAAATGTGCTGAATCCACCTCCTGCACTGGCTCCGCGAACCACGACATCGGCAGGTTGGTGCTGCCTTCCGGCGGCGGGTTGTCAAGCGTGCCGGGCAGGGTAAACATCGGGCGACCGTCCTCCCGCTTCACCTGGAGCGGGGCCAATGCGTCGCACTGAAACGCCATCGACATCGCAATCAGTTCCTCGATTGTCCGCTGGTCCCAAAATGAATCGTAGTCCGTGCATAGGATGTATTCGGTCGAGTCAACGAACTGCTCCATGCACCGCTGGAGCACCTGCCCCCACAGAGCACCCTGCCCCAGCGTCGGGCGAATGTGCAGCGGCATGAGGGCTTGAATCCAGCCGAACACATTGGCAAGCGGCCCGAATCGTGGCCCGCTCATCACGCACTCGACCCGCACCTCAACCGGGGTTTCCCCGACTTTGACAATCACCAGCACCTCCACAAAAAGAATGGCGGGCGCGACACAAGCCGCACCCGCCATCTAATGTGATAGTGCTGTCAAGTCTCAGCCGCTGAACGCCGAGAGCACGTTCTTCTCAGCGGCAGTGTCAGGACCGTTCAAGCCCTTGCCCAGCCGAGCCACGATGTTCGTGGTCAGCACGGTAGCAGGCGTGGCGCCGATCTTGAGATACCTGCCCTTGCCCCGGCAATCGACATCCAGGCGAACGACGCTCGCCTGGCTGGTCACGGCAACCGACGCAGCCGGCACCGCCACGGTGTAGACCGAATCGGCAGCCGCCGTGGTGTCGCCCTGCAACAGGGTG